AACATTACCCTTGCTCCGGTACAAACTGATCAACCTTCACATTTGATGCCTGTATTCAGCCGTCAACCGATCAGCTTTGTTCGAGGGCGAGGTTCTTATCTTTATACTGAGGATGGAACTGAATATCTTGATGCATTAACAGGTATCGCTGTCTGTGGTCTTGGTCATGCACATCCTGTATTGGCTGAGGTAATCGCTGAACAAGCTGCAACACTTATCCATACCAGTAATATTTATGAAGTCCCTTGGCAAACAGCAGCTGCACAAAAGCTGGCTGAAGTTTCAGGTATGGAAGAAATCTTTTTCTCAAATAGTGGTGCTGAATCCAATGAAGGTGCAATTAAAATTGCGCGCAAATTTGGTCACTTACAAGGCATCGCCAATCCTAAAATTGTTGTAGCAGATCATTCATTTCATGGTCGTACACTTGCCACACTCTCTGCCACAGGCAATAAGAAAGTACAAGAAGGTTTTGCACCTTTGGTTGATGGTTTCATTCGTGTACCTTTTGGAGATGTAGAAGCGATTGAAGAAGCAGCAATTAATCATCCTGATATTGTGGCAATTCTGGTTGAACCGATTCAAGGCGAAGGTGGTGTAAATACTGCCCCTCAAGGCTTTAGTTATCTTGAAGATATTCGTGCTATTTGCAACCAACACAATTGGTTAATGATGTTAGATGAAGTGCAGACTGGTAATGGTCGTACTGGTCAATATTTTGCTTATCAACACACCAATATTGTTCCTGATGTTTTAACTACGGCAAAAGGTCTAGGCAATGGTTTCCCGATTGGTGCAGTAATGACTCAGGGTCGTGGTGTTGGTGTTTTGACTGCTGGAAATCATGGTTCGACTTATAGCGGTACACATTTAGGTTCACGTATTGTGTATACCGTGATTGATTTAATCCAAAAAGAAAATATCATGTCCAATGTGAATGAAATTGGTACTTATTTGGTTGATCAGTTCCGCATTCAGCTTGCAGCACAAAATGTGATTGTCCGTGGTTTCGGTATGATGATTGGGATTGAACTTCCAAAAGACTGTGGTGAATTGGTGAATATTGCCCGTGATGAACATCATTTAATTATCAATGTGACTTCTGGCAATGTTGTTCGCCTATTACCTGCATTAAATATGAATCGCCAACAAGCTGATGATCTCCTACAACGCTTAGTTCCTGCAATTCAGAAATTTCTTGGATAATACTGGTTTTAAATATCATTTAAGGAGATTAAGTTTATGATCTCCTTAAATCCAAATTTCAAATATAGAAAAGCCGCTTTAAAGCGGCTTTTTTATTCAAACTTATTAGAACTTGGGCTTTTAAGAAGCTTCTTGGAAAATTCTGCCACCAGGTAACTGGCTAAAATATTGTTTTAAAGCATCCAAACAGCGGTGAATTTTCATCGGTTGCTGTTCACGCTTTAAAGTAACTGCACTTAGCGTGAAAGTTGGTAGTTTCCATTCAGGAAGCACTTCAACCAAAGTACCGTTCATCAATTCTTTTTGTACATCTAAATAAAGAATACGTGCAATCCCATGTCCGTGTTGGCACAATGATTTTGCAACAAATACGTTATTTGTTTGAAGACGATGCTTCATTTCTAAATTTACAACTTCACCTGTTGCACTATGCTGAAATGAAAAATGTTGATAATTTTTCATAATATTCACAGGAATCAAATCATGATTCTGTAAATCTTCAGGTCGTGAAATGGGCACAGTCTGATTTAAGTAGCTTGGCGATGCGACTAAGATTTGATCTACTCTCGCAAGTGGCGTACAACTTAAATTATTCGCATCTTCCATTTTAGAAGACATACGAATTGCAATATCTATGCGTTCCTCGATTAAATCGATATATTGGTTATCCGCTTCAAAATGAACCATCAAACCACGATGCGCAGACATCCAATGTGATAATGCAGGCACAACATGTGTAGCACCTATTTCCGGGGTGGTCGCTATGCGTAAATCACCGACTAAATCGTCTCGCAACTCATTAATACGGATTTTTCCACGCTCAGCCGCAGCGAGCATTTCTTGACAGCTGTGGAAAAAAGCTTGACCAGCTTCAGTTAGACTCAGCTTTCGTGTAGAACGATGTAGAAGTGTAACTTCCATCTCTTGTTCTAAAGATCTAATTTGCTGACTAACCGCACTAGTTGTAATGCCAAGATCACGCGCGGCACCACTAAAAGAGCTTTTTTCAACAACGCAAGCAAAGACACCCATTGCTCGAAGTTGATCTAACATAAATTTCCCTCTGAAATTATGAGCTGCTTCACATTTTTTATTTAAAGCAACTCATTGTATTATACGAAGAAAATTACATTTTGCATTAAAATATTTAATTTATTGGTAAAATATTTGCAGGATTGATAGGTTTTCCGTCCAAACGCACTTGGAATTCCAGCATTGTGCTTGTCGCACCAGAAGATCCCATCTCTGCAATTTTCTGTCCAGCGGTCACATTTTGACCACTTTTTACCAACATTTTACTATTATGTGCATATGCAGTAATGTAACCATCAATATGTTTCACCAAGACAAGGTTACCATATTCTTTCAATCCATCTGCAGCATAAACCACCTGTCCATCTGCTGCAGCAAAGATAGGATCGCCTTGATTTCCACCAAAACGCAATCCCTTAATATTATTCGCAAGATTATAACTTGCGATCACAGGTCCTGTAGACGGTTTAACCCATCTTAAACCAGTAGATTGTACTGTCGTTGTTGTTTGAGCTGGCACTGTTGTGACAGACGGTACTTTTGTTGTTACAGACGGTGATGTTGTCGTTTGCTGCGTCGGTAACTTAATGGTTTGGCGCTGAATTTGTGGTTCATTGTTTGTCAAAGCTTTGGTTGTTGAACGGTTAGCATTCGCCCCACCCTTTTTCAAACGCAATGACTGTCCAACATAAATTCGATATGGCGCAGCAATATCATTCATTTCAGCCACACTTAAATAACTCAAACCGTAACGCATAGCGATGCCGCTAAGCGTATCACCCGAACGTACAGTATAATACTCTGGTGCAACTGCGTAACGTGTTGGATTATTAATCTGTGGCTTCGATGCACAACCAGTAACAAGTATTGTAGAAGTAATGGCAACTGAGGATAAAATGATTTTTACCCATCGCTTAGGCATTTGAATATAAAGCTTTGATCGAGCCAAAAGCATTGATTTCCCTCTCTACAATCTTAAATTTAAAAATATTTGCTTAAGATTAGCAAAAAACACACTTATTTCACTGTTTCGCAGTGCTTTTTCACAAACTTATAACACTCATACATCAAAATGACTATGTGAGAGCTGCGATTGTAAAGTTTCCAAGATTCCATAGTTGGTCGCATCCATTTGAATCGGTGTGATACTGACAAAACCATTGGCGATAGCAAAAAAATCTGACTGGATATGCTGTAAGTTCTTTTTAGGGTCTGTAACCGCCTCGCCTGCCAACCCAATCCAATACACTTGACGACCACGCGGATCAACCTGACTGGTGATTGGTTTTGATTGTACCCGTCGCCCTTGATAGGTAATCTGAGCGCCCTGAATTTCAGCAACATCTGGGATATTAATATTTAAAATATGTCGCGGTGGTAGCTGTGGTAGTCCTTGAGCAATAAATGTGTAAACCCACTGTGCTGCTTGTGCATAATCATCAGCACGCTCATAAGCCCGAACATTACTACCTGCCAATGAAACCGCGATTGCAGGTAAAGTCATTAAACGCCCCTCAAATGCAGCGCCCACTGTTCCAGAATAAAGTACGTCATCTCCTAGATTCGCTCCGCTGTTGATACCACTGACCACCAAATCAAATTCAAAATCAAATAAACCATTCATTGATAAATAAACACAATCAGCAGGAGTGCCATTGACTGCCCACATATCTGGAGCAACTTGAATTGGACGTAATGGTCGATCTAAGGTTAAAGCACTAGAATAACCGCTACGTTCACTTTCAGGTGCAACAATTACAACACGTCCTAGCGGTCTTAATGCTTTTGCTAAAGCTTGGATACCCGGTGCAAATACACCATCGTCATTGGCAATTAAAATATTCACTATAATCTACTTAAATCTATATTAATCTGAAAACTCTTTTATACCCCTTTATTTATCTAAAACTTTAATCTATTTTAGTCGGTATTGGTTCGCACTAATCTGTCATTAAAACGGGTATTGTGACGGGTAACTTATATAACTGAACGGGTAACCTAATGCTTTCAGATACTAAAATAAAATCATTAAAGCCTAAAGAAAAAATGTATCGGGTACTTGATGCAGAAAGGTTATACATTGAAGTAAGACCTTCTGGCAAGAAGATATGGCGATTCAAATACACTTTAAATGGCAAAGAAGGCACTGTAAGTTTTGGAGAATATCCAATTGTTACTTTGGCTGATGCACGTAAAAAGAAAGATGAAACAAAAGCTTTATTAAAAGAAGATATAAATCCAGTCGAAGAAAAAAAGAAAAAGAAAATTGAGGCAATTACAGCCACAACAAACACTTTTAAAGCTGTGTCTGAAGAATATATTTTGGAACAGATGAAATATAAAAGTGAAGACTACATTGAGCAATTTAAGCGATCTATGAGGAAAGACATATACAAAGTCATTGGTCACAAACCTGTTAAAGATGTTAATTCCTCCGATGTTCTAACAATCATGAAAGATACAATGACACGGGTAAAGAAACTATCTCATTATGGCACCGGAGAGGCAGCAGCAAATCAGAATAGAAGATTCATAAGCCTTGTAATGAAATATGCAATTGTAACTTTAAGAGCTGATAACGACCCAACATACGCAGTAAGAAGCGCAATAGAAGCCCCTGAAATTGAACATGCACGACCATTGGAAAAAGACGAACGGATAAAACTTAGAACTCGCCTTGAGCTATACGGGGGTACTACAACAGTCAGAAATGCTTGCTTAGCTATGATGTATTCCATGTTGAGGGCATCCGAGATCAGACGTATGCAATGGTCATTTGTAGACTTTGAAGAGAGAGTTATTAAATTCCCTAAAGCATCAAGAAGACGCAAGCAAGAGCGTAGCAACAAAAAGAACCATATTCATTTAGTCCCTATTTCTGATCAGCTTTGCGAATTATTAAATGAGCAATACGAAATATCACCCAATGAAACTTATGTTTTTGCTGCACCTTTTAAAAAAGATGAAATGTTAGCGAGAACAACGCTTAATAGAGCATTGGTTTTTATTGGTTTACCTGATGTTACTACACACGATTTTAGAGCAACAGCATCTACCCTGCTAAATGAGAAAGGATATAAGCCCGATTGGATCAATAAACAATTAGCCCATGTTGAAGAAAATAAAACAAGAGCTACTTATAATCATGCCAGTTGGATAGATGATCGACGTAAGATGCTTCAAGATTGGGCTGACATTGTGGATAGTTGGAAGAGTTAAAGCCCCTAAAGGGCTTTCACACAAATACCCACACTCACGTTCGTGTTGATAGTGTGGGCTGTACAACTGGTTAGTAATAAGCAAAGTAACAAACTAATTATCTTCAGCTGCATATTTTAGATTCTCTGCGACTCGGTTAGTCCACCCTTTGCCATAAGTTGCCCATGTTTTTAAGGATGTATAAAAACTTAAACGCTCTGAAGCCAACAACAATAGAACGTCATTCACATCTTTGGCTTTAACTGCTGCAATAGTTTTAGGTCCTATAATTCCATCGTCAGGAACACCAACAGCTTGTTGCAATTCTTTAATTGCTCGGCTTTTCCCTGCATTTACAGCGAAGTCCCACAATTGATAAACAATTGCTGGGTGAAGCTGATCAGCCCCTAATTTATCCCACCAATCCTTTTTATAAATGTCTTTGGCTTGTTCAATGGTAAGATTTTTAATGTCTAAATTTGGGTATGTATTGGCAGCAATACCGTATTTAGTGCCTTTAAAAATCCCCTTTCCAACTTTACCACCCGTCCAATTACCTGGGTCATTTTGATCTGTGGAAAACCCACCTTCATGACCAATTAGGCGACCAAATGCTTTTTCAAAGTTCATTTAAATATTGCTCCGAATGCTTGTTTACTTCGATAATGATTTCGTTAAATGACTTACCTTTCAGCAATTGCAATGATTGATAAGCAATACCAATACAAAGTAAGCCAAAGATTGCAAATAGAAGCATCACAAAACCCTGCGCCATATGTGAGTAATGCGATAATTCGTAATATTCAATAAATGCAGATCCACCGTATAAGCTGATAGCAACACTGAAAGTAAATTTCATAATGACGCCAATCGTTATTTTGATTTGACCTTGAGTGTTTATATCTCCGCTTAATGTCAATGCGAATATTGCTCCAACAATTGCAGCAATAATTTTTAAAACAAATGGTAAGCCTTTGATAGAAAATGGATCGTTCAATGTATTTCCCCTGATTTTTGGTATTAAAAAACCCTGTCTCAATTAAAAGGCAGGGTTAGGTGTGATTTGTTGGGTATATTTTAGATTATTAAATCAAATGCATATTCTAGTGAATAACCTGTACTAGCAGCTTTCACATACAACCAGCCATCTGAACCTATATAAGCAAGCAACTTAGTTGATACTTGCGTTTCAGAGAAATTATTAACATAAATGGTGGCTATCTCAGTCGGAGAGGAAGGGTTTTTAGAGATTGCCAATATCTTAATTCCCACGTCTCTATTTTCTTGATTGTCTACGTAGCAAAAATAAGGTTGATTTGGATCATTTGAAGTCGCAGATTTGAGTTGCACTCGACTCGACGCCCCGACATAACAAAGCATCTTCCAATCTGTAGTCAATGCAAGTATGTGGTGAACATGTCTACCAAATTGGATATACCTTGAATCTGTAAGCTTTGAAAGAAACGCCTCGCCTCCATTTAAAATACTATGGATAGGTTTTTTCTCAGAAGCTCCGTATTCTTGTTGAGGCATTGTGCAAACATCAAAATCAATTACCGAAATTGAATCTTTCTGGTAAAACTCATAATTCTTGCGTTCGTTAGCGGTAAGTGCTGAAGCTGACTCAAGAAAATCATAACCAAGAAATTTAACTGTTGCATATGAAAAATACATTCGCAGAACACTTGCATTTGTTGCAACTGCTTTAGCTCGCCAATCCTGTCCACTGATTGTCATGCCATAGCTACCAGTAAACGAAAACAATTCGCCCCTATGATTTTCACCGTTAAATTTACCTGATACACCTTTACAATCTACGAATCTATATGCGGTTGCTCCATTGTCTCCAGCTAAACCACAATGATCTGCACAACACTTAATGTCAGAATAAACAACTTTATCGAAAAGAAACGCTCTTGAGTTAGTTGAGGTTGCATATAACCAACCACCACGAAGTGATGTTGCTATGTTGAATATGTAACCATATGTTCCACCGTGCGCCCAAAGCTGACCAAAGTTGGTCATCCAGCAATCGTTAAATACATAATGTGTATGGTTGTTTTCAGCGTAGATATCATCAGCATAACCCATTGCTGATCTATGTCTATACCATCCTACACTGTTCTCAATTGGGCTTTCATGCTTTAAAGATATCCCTTTAACTGTTTCCGAAATCAAGTAAGCGGAAGCTCCTTCAGGGTTATCACCCCTTGGACTTGAAACAAGAACAGCATCTGTCGCTGGATCAGCTAAGTATCCAAGTCCCAATACATTATTTGTCTTTTTAATAAATTGTGTTGCTTCACGACCTGCACCGATTAGTTTTGGTGGAATAATATGTCGATTGGTTGTGTTAACTATTGCATTTGTAGTATAGAAAACACCAGCGCCTACTGTTACTTCCTTAACTGCAAGACTTTCGGTTGATGCACCTGCTGCTAAAAGCGCAGCATTCACACAAATATCATTTAAAACAAAATCAGGGTTTGGATGTGCTCCAAATATTTCTGCTGGAATCTTGCATTCAGTATTTAGAGCTATATAACATCCATAACCACTGGTACTTTTATTAGATAAAAAATCTGATAAATTTGCAAAGACAATGGTTGGGTCAATAATAGTTCCACCGTTGTGCCTATTCTTGGGAATTGTGCCATCGTACTTGTAAGACCATGCCCCAGTGTTTAAGTCCTTAAAATAGGATTTTGTTTTAATCGTTCTATTTATGTATAGAGGAATCTTTGATATATCAGCAACACAATCAACTGTTATTTCGTTTTGATTATCAATTTCCCATCCATTAGTAGTGTACTTAAAATTTCCTAAATTTCTAACATACGCAATTTGCCCAATTTCTCGTGGAACATAGGCTTGCAGATCACTTAGATTCTCAAAATTTCGTATGGTTTTATTGTTAATTTGCTTTTGGTTTTCATCACCATCTGCTACAAATTCAGCAAACCACCCCTTTTCGGCTGCAACATTTGCAAGGTTGTTATAGATTTGATTTGTTAATTCTTCAAGCTGGTTTAAAGAAACCCCTTGCCTTTCAATTTCGGCTAAAAATTGCGCTTTAGTTTCATCATTCAAGCTATCAACATATTCATTCAAATCTTTAATATTGTTATCGATCATCCAATTCAGGACACCCATTTCCTGAAGCTTTCGCCAGATGTTATCAAAGTCAGTATTCACTGTTGTTGGCTTTAGAGTAGCATTGTAGTTTGCATAATCATTTAGTCGTTCAAGTGGAGTATCGCGACGTATTTTGATATTTGCACCATTTGCAGGAGGTAATGCAAAAACTACAGTATCATTAACTGCATCGAGCGACCAACTGCCCACTGATGGCTCAAGATCATTAACTAAAACAATTAGATGATCTTGCTCTAAAACATCAAATTCAAGAGGGAAAATTTTAGTTACACCGTTTGCGGTGTATTCCTTGTAAGGAGTTTGTTCAGGTACCGCCATGATTATCACCCTATATCAAAATCTAAAGTGGCTTCATGCACACCACCGTTTGTTCTCCAATTAGGCGATTCATTAGCTTCAAGATTGTTGTGTATTTTTCCTATGCGTTCAGGTGAATCAGTGATTGCGCCCGATAGTGAATCAAGATAATCATCTTCTTGATCAGAAATGGCAGGATTAAACATACGCATTTGCTTGAATTGATCAGATGTATTTTCCCCTTCATGGGTATCAAGCACAGATACATGCGCCCACAATAATCCCGAAATCAAAGGACCTTCAATTCCATCTAGAATGCGCTTATTTTTTTGACCTACAGAATGATGTTCTTTAACGCCACAACGTATTCGTCTTTTTTTGAGTGCTGCCTTTAAAGCCGCAGGGGCGAATTTACCTATACCGTTTGTTTCAATTGTTATGCATGGTATATTGAAATTCTCAATCAGATCACATAATTGCCAAACTTGCCCACCTGTAACCTCGCCCAAATCATCTGAAATAATTACTTCGCCTTTTAAGGCAATTGATCTATGCCAAAACTTATTGCCTAGATCATCATGCAATACTAAAGTAACTGCTGATATATCTGATTTAAGTTTTCCTGAGCTTGGATCCCATCGAGCAGTCATACCAACAATTTGTCGCTCACCCAACATCATGATGTAGCGCCCATTGGCACGTTTTAAAACAGGCTCACAGTCATAAGCAACTAACTTATCAGGATCGAGACGAACATCACCAACAGGCTTGGCATGTAGTTGATACTGGGAATCCCATTCGTTAATCGTTCTACACTCTTTTCTTCGTTCTTCCATAATTTCAGGAGTAAATCTTTCTGACCAAAGTGCCTCACTATAAATATCAATAAGGTAATGTTGCTTAGTAAAAATTATCTTGAAGATATTGCCTTGTTTAATCCATTGATAATTTATGCCTTCTTTGAGCAATTTGGCTTGACTTCCAATGCCACTAAAAATATAGACAGGATCAAAATCAACAATGGCTTCAGTTACGTTTTCAAATCGTTTTTCATTTTTAAACATTTTAAGCACCAAACATTTTGCGCCTAGTTTTTGAATATGGGTGTATAGCGAATCATGTGTATGAGGCGTGCCTACAAATAGCTTTTGCCCACCGGGTATAAGAATGTGTGTTTGTTCAGATAATCTATAGCGAAGTTTTTCACGCGATTCAGGTGTGCCGATATTCCCCGGCACTTCAACATCGTCATTCTGAATTTCATTTGCTCGTGAACCTGTCACATTTGACAGAATGCCACGCGCATGAATAGAACCGTGGCGAACATCATTTGAACCTGTAACCCACCATTTCTGTGTTTCTCCACGCACCTTTTTAATATTAAATAACTGGCAAAGCGGATGACGCTCAAATACTTGTTCAGTACCACGGCTTACTTTGTATGCATCTGGATCGGTTGCGCCTTGATGCAAGATTAAGTGATTAGGATTGTTGTAGAGCTTCCATGCATTATAAATATCGAGAATGGTTGATTTACCGTGTCCACGTGGCATCATCAATAAACCAAGTGAGCCATAATCCTCCAAGAAGTCACAGACATCTAAGTGGAAATCAGGCACAACCCAATTCAGCGTTTCAGCATAAACGAGGTAGAAAGCCGCAAAACCAACCTGAATCATAATTAACTCGGGCGTTGGTTTTTACGTGCTTCAAGCTTTTCAGATACAGCCTTCAATAATTCTGCCGCTTGTGACTCAGGGGAAATCTTACGATCATTTGGATCACCCACCGAAAGCTCATCATCATTTAAGATGCGTTTCAATTTTTCCATGCAAGTTAATGCTTCTTTTGCACCCTTATAAAGCCAAACTTTATCGCCACGACCTTCCTTATCAAAAATGTCTTTCCCGTATGCCTCAGTCATTAAATCAACTGTGTCGGTACCAGCCATTTCCAAGCAAAGGATAAGTTTCTCTTTGGTTTCAGGCTTTAAGTGACCTACTTTTTTCTTTTCATCTGACATATAAAAACCCTCGCATAATAAGAAGTTATACGAGGGTTTGAGTTATGGTTTGTTGGGTGAGTTGCTATTGAATGACTTTGTCGAAATCAGGCGCTTGAATATCACCAATATCATCACCCCACCATTGAGTGCGATCTTGTTCTCGTTGAGCTTTGCGCATAAGTTTTTCACGGTAACCAGGTGCAATAACATCTTGCAACTCATCAAAAATCATTCGATTCATTGCAGCTTTTGTATACCATAAATTTTGTGCAGGCACTTTACTTTTAATTAATTTAAAAATTTCATTCGCTGCGTTGGTGTCTTTACCTTCATAAGCCTGTAAAGCGTTGCCTACAGTTACGCCCAACACAGTTTTTACATCACTACCCAATGGACCTGCAATAAAATCTGATGTTCCTCTGCCCGATGGGTCTGCGCCTGCTACTAGAATGTCACCCAATACAGATAAGCCACCACCTTGCACCGCAGATCGCGTAAAGAATTTAGCCAATTTATTCGGGTCTTCACTATCCCAAACAGTTTGAGGATCATTACCGTTGGCAATTTCTTTAAGCTGAACAACCAAAGCACCAAGCAATGTGGTCATTGCGAATATAGATAAGCCATACGCTGCCTTAGATGTGCCTTTGTCCATACTCATTGCACGTGAACCATGGCGCATAAGAAATGCTGCTGGAAAAGATTTGAATTGTAAAATACCTTTCACAATTTCGCCCATTGCTGTGCCTTTCTTTTGCCCTGCGCTCATCCACGTACGCTCACGCAATCCAGCTTCTACAACTGCCATACCTTGTTCATCAAGGATGTGTGCTTGGAATTGACTCGCTACTTCATCGCGAATCTTTTGTGCTAATTCTTTGCGATTATCATCAATGCTATTTGTAATTCCTTCAATAGCTTGAGAGCGTTTAGCTTGACGATCATTTACACGAGTTTGATATTGTGAAAATTCTTCATCCAATGATTTAACACGTTTATCCAATTCATTAAATTTCTTGTCAATTGACTTGTTTGCTTCACTTTCAGCCTTTCTAATTTTGGCGCGTAGTTCGACCATTCGACGCTCGGCATTACCCAAGCGCTTGCCTAGTTCCTCACCACGCCGACCATATTGCCCAGCATTACGCTCTACATTTTTACGTGTATCTTGAGCTGCTTTATCTGAGTGACGACCATCTTCGACTTGTTGCAAAAAGTCTTGTATTCGATTGGATTGCTTTTCAGCTTGTAGATAGGCGTTAATATCGACTTGAGCTGCCGCAACCTCGTTTTGGGTATTAAGCAAATCAATACGATCTTTTAGCGCTTGTTTTTCAGCACTGGATTTTGAATCTGTGCGATTTGCATAGTCTTGTAAGCGTTGTGACAACTGTTGTTTTAAGTCATCAATTTGCTGTGCCTTATTTGCTATGCGCTGATCATCTTCAAAATTACGCTGATTCAATTCGTTGAGCTGTGCATCGGTGTTGTCTTGTAATTTTTTAAAATCATCATCCATTGCACCTATGATTTTCTCATCGGGAATTTGATAGATAGACTTCGCCGACATTAACTGATTACCTTTGCGATCAACAATTGGTTCAGCAACTTGCATGACTTTCCATGCTCGCTCGTTTATTCCTGTTTTCTCCATCAATTCACGATCAATATCTGAAACCTGATCCCATGATTTAGAACGCGTTAATGTGCCGTATTTATTCATTAGCATTTTTGAGAAACCAACTTTTGATGCAGCAGTTAAAGCATTTAAGCCTGAAATTCTCATAATTTGAGTTGCAATTGCACTGGATAAACGCGCTATTTTTTGAGCCTTTCCACTTGTTGAGGCTAGACCATCATCCGACCATCGATTAATTGACCCTAACATTTCCTCGGTTGCCAGCCCTAAACTATGGGCATTGTCTCTATCTTCTTTATTCTTTGGATTTAATTGTGAGATCAGCTCTCCAAATGTTTTTCGGTATGCAATTCCATGTACTGATGCTGTTTTGGCAATCATGGCTTGGTCGGTTATTGAAGATAACATCGTACCGCCAAGCATGGATGCAACATTCATAGATCGATATGCTAAACCGAGATTTGCCAATACTTCCGATTGTGGTGTGTTCTGTCCTGTAAATTCCTCAAACATGGTTTGAGCACGCTTTCTTGATGCGTTTGTATCTTTGGGATTTAAGCCATTCGCCCAATCTTTTTGTTCTGCGGCATCCATTAAAAGCCGCATTGCATTTTTAGGATTACTACCAAGATTTTCAACCAGTGCAATATCTTTAGATAAGCCACTTACATGAGCCTCAACAAGATCAACAAAAGGTAATCCACCAAATTTCTGTTGATACTCCATCCACGAATCGGCATCTTTAAAATGTAAAACTCGACTTTCAGAATGACGACTGGTAACTTTTGATGCACCTCGCCCAGTAGTTTGCCTTCCAATTTCGGTTTTGTTTGCACCATTACTTGTTAAGGTATCAAAGGCATATTCAAGCAATTCTCGAATTTCTTGTTGAGAGTAAAATTCACCATTTTCATGCACATATTTTGAAGTATCAATTAATTGCTCAGATCGATTAACCCATTCATCTTTACCAACTTTTGCAATTTTTTCTAAGTTGTGTGTTTGCGGAAGCCCCCAATCATCCAGTTTTCCTATATCTCCACCCGAACGATTGAAACGCTCACGCATACTTTCAAAAACATCACCCATTTTATCTGATATTTTTTTGGCTAAAGTATCGCTAGTGTTTTCATTAAAACGTTCTCGTACAATATTTTGAACCAAGTCAAGATCAGTGAATACACCCGAACCACCTTTAATATTGGTATAAAAATCTGTTAAGTCTCCACGATAAATAGAAGCAATTGCACGAGCTTTAGAGTCTAAAGACTGTATTCCTGACATATCACCATGAGGCGCAACCATTCGGTCAATGACCTCTGATGCAGATAATGTTGGATGATCAAGCTGAGCAAGATTTTTACTTTGAGTAAGAATATCGTTTGCGGCAATTTTGTTTTTTCGCTTTATATCAGCCTTAATATCTATTGCGACCTGCTCACCTGCTGCGGTTAATTTTTCTGAATCTGACAAATTACGCCAAGCATCAATATCTTGTCTCGCACGTGACTTCATAGCGTCACGGATACGTTGCTCGATGTTATCTGCTTCTTGTTGTGTAAGTTGTGTTTTGCCTAAAGCTTTTGCTACGGCTTGTTTGCATTGATCTTTCATAAAAAATGCCCAAATGTTTTTAACAGTTGAGCATTTAATAAAGTGGGTTTTGTTGGGTGATGGGATTGGACAATCAAAACTTTTATAATTCAGATAACTCACTCCAATCTTTTAAAGTAGTCTCTTCCCATGTCTCATTTTCATATCTGTAAAGAATATGTCTCGATCCAATCATAGCCGTTTTGTAGTAAATGGTTTTTCCGTTTTTCTCTCTGAAATATTTAGCACTAGATGGGGCGTTAATTCTAATATCTTCAATGTTCATGGTTCTATCCTCTATCCGCTTACTAATTATACTATTATCCAAACTGTAAAGCACAACTAATTGCAGCTTGAGTCGCAGTTATATCAACTTCCGCCATTTTCGCTTCAGCTTCCAATTCATCCAATCGTTCACGCAATGTCATTGTTATTTCTTCAATGTTGCCCTGTGGGTCTGTACGGCTTACTGAAATCAATTGATCAGGGTTTTGCATAATAATATCTAGTGCTGCTTTTTCCTCATAAGAATCACCAAACAATGTGCCTTGACGTGGATCGCCCATGTTCTCGACTTCATTAATCTTGGATTGAATATTCTCTCCAATGGCTTTTGCACTGCGATTATTGGTGTCAAAAACATTTAGAAAGTCTTTTGCACCAGGTGACAAACCATCATCAAACAAAGTGCCCTGATTCAGATAATCCTGAACAGGTAAGCCATTGGCTTTTAGGTCACTGTATTTCTGCACAGCTTGCGCCAAATCGCTCGCAATTGTGTTTTGGTGTCTACCACCTTGTTTTACTAAATCATTCAATTGTGAGAGCTGAGGCGCTGATTTAAGCAATGCATTTAATACTGTCTTGCTGTCATCATCTAAGTTTTCAGAAAGTCGCTTAACGAGATTCGAGTCACCATAGGCACGTTGAACAATTGCAGACTCAATTCGACGCTTTCCATCTTGCGAAAGTTTGCCATCACTGGTGATTGCATTTGCTCGTTCTGTTTGTGGTAATTGGTCTACAAAACCACGAACATAATCCATGCTTTGATCAAGATTAATTGTGCCATCATTATTGATTTTTAAGAGACTCGAGTCAGGAAGTTTATCTGCATCATTGACAGCTCGTTCTGTACTACTGAATTGCGCTACATCACTTTGATTGGCAAGCTTTGCGAACTCTACGCGATCAGTATCTGTTAGACGTGTACGAACCAAAACAGGGTTATTGATACCCTCTATATCCAAACCTCGAGTGTTTGCAAAATCTTGAACAAATTGTCGATAGGCTTCACCTTTGCCCTGTTCATATGCCTTACTGATTGCCAATGTTCGACCATTACCCGATTCAACAACATTGTCCATACCGATGATAGGCGCACCATCTGAAAGTTTATACGACTCACCCAACCATTCAGGTTTAATATCATTCGCCATATCCTCAATCTGTTGGCGTGATGCTTCCCTTGTTCGGTCACGTGGTTGCAATTCGCTTGGGTAGTTTGGATTAACCCCATAGGCTTGATCATTGGATGCAATCAAATCGCTTAATGATTTGACCTCATACGCAAAGTCGTAACTTGAACCATCTAAGCCAATAGAAGTGCCAATATTATTACCGGTATAGTTTTTATATTTTCCAGTATTAAGAAAATCTCTCACTCGGTTGACATAATTAATTGTTTCTTGTGCTTTAGGTTTGCCATTTTTCTGCATAGCTTTACCATTTACAAAGCCACCATTGTAATGAGCTGCTAAAACTAAAGGGTCTTTGGTTTTATATTGCTCAGACATTTCTCGAACAAGATATAAAGCCATTTCAGTTGCATCATTAGGATTGTTTATATCCCATTTTTTACCATAGGTTTTCTCAAGCCCTGCCTGAGTTTCAGGCATAATTTGCATGATTGATTTCGCCCCTACAGGTGAAACCTGATTATTGTTTGACTTCTCACCTGCTCGACGGATAGCGAGTAGTAAAGGCGTTGCCCACTCCATATCCATTTGGCTTGCTTTGGAATGCAACACAGAATCTAGGCGAGGATCGTTATAGCGAATATTTTTATATTCAGAAGGCTGAATCGTTACTGTACGTTGCTTTGGTTCGCCTTTTACTTCACGAGGAATTTGAACCTGACGACCTGCCTTGATTTGATCGACTACTGTATCAAGATTAATTAAATGGTTGTTCTGCTGGACTGGATCAGTGGTATTTCTTGGTGAAAGTGTTTGCTCAAACTCTAATTCATTTTTGACTAAATTAGCTTGGATTTGAGTTTCTTTTGCTTCAATTTGATCAATATCTAAATTATTAATCTCATTGGCTACATCTGCATCAAGTTTAGCCTTATACGCGCTTACACCTCGTGCACCACCAAACAGTAAAGCATTCAAGGCTAAATCTGTTCCAACGCTTTCAGCAGTAATTTCATATTTTTTTGCCTGATCTTTGTAGCCTGAATTTTCAAGGATTTGACCACTTGCATACTGCCCTGCTGTAGACAAAGCTGTCGCCCCACCGATTGAAAGTGCTGCATCCTTAATTAAACCGCCTGTGCCTTTCATCCCATAAGAGATAGGGAGTGCGGCAGATACACCTGCTACAGCACCATCTACAGCAGCAGTTTTTAAAGCTGTTTCAGAATCCACACCTTTATTGGTTAATTCCTCAAAACTGTAATTTGTTTCTGATAACCCTGTAACACCAATAGCACCAACAGGACCAGCAGCTAAAGTACCAATGGTCGCTCGTGTTGCATAGTCGCCCAAGCTAAATAGAATATTCCCTACTGTACCTGTATTTTTAGTGTCTTGAAGCTGCTCAATTTCAGAAACTAATTGTTGATTTCTAACCTTGTTTTTTTCTTCATGTACTTCGCTGAATGATGGATCAGCTAAGTTAATGCCACCATCAATTCCATTCTTTTGAATATCCTCAGTCGCATATTGAACATGATCAGCAATTCGCTCAAATGGTTTAGCTACAGTATCAACCACTTTTACTGCACCTGCGACCAAGCCTCTTGGTACTGCGGTTGCAGCACCTGAGAATAAACTCGGTTCTTCTTTTATCGTTGGCTTACGTGTTAAACCTTTTGCATTGACTGCATCAACTTGTTGTTGATCTTCGCCTGAATATTCGGAAAGCCAGTTACTCATTACTTGGTTCTCCCTTTCATATTCACCCACCACTGAACACCCTTAACAATTAAGGGATTACCACGTTCATTGATAAGATCATATCGAATCTCACCTGTGCTTGAACGTGTTGCTGAACGACGCAATCTAAAATCCTCAAGCTCACCAACACTTATTCCAGTTTGTGAGGAGA